ATAAGAATTCGGCTAGCGGCGGCACTACCCGTAGGTAAATTCATTTTGTAATAACCTCGGATGACAATCTTTTTCAAAGTAATTTCATTCCCAAGACGGTTATCCTCACCCGTGCCCTGCACGATTGAGCTTAACAATGGCACAACATTAGTTGGACGATTGACGGCAGTTATATCAGGACGAATGTCAGATATATTGACATTTAGTGGAGCACCACATTTTAGTTCTCTTTGCTTATTGAACACCGACAACACTCGCTTTGCAAACGACATTTTAGCTTTATTAGCACCCTTGCGAGCACCCTTGCGATTTCTACGAAAACCTTTTGGCATTGTATATATATAGTTTAGAAAATAATTTGCTAAATGTATTTCCTAAAAAACTACTTAAAGAAATTTCTATCTATATATTACAAATGTCCCTATATGATTTAGAGATATTAGAGACGGAGGAGAGGGGTAATACTATTAACCTCTCCTCCTCCCCCCCAAAGCAACCTTTGCAGTATATCCATCATTTTTTTACTTGGAACAATTACTATCCACAAGACATAGAGACATTATTGTCACTATTTCATCATATTGCATATGACTTTGTGTTCCAGGAGGAAATCGGAGATAGTGGGACACCGCACCTACAAGGAACCGTGTCCTTAAAGTCCCGAAAAAGATGGACTGAATTTGAATTACCAAAGGTGATACATTGGGAGAAAGTGGCACACGTGCCTGATAGTTACCAATATTGCAGCGACCCCGACAAACGCTTTGGCGGTTGTTGGTCACTTCGTTACCCTATTCCAGATAAGTTGGACATACTGCACTACACTCAACTTAAATCTTGGCAATTGGACGTAATGGAATATTTAACATCAAGACCAGACGATAGAACCATATGGTGGTTATGGTCGGCTAGCGGCGGCATTGGCAAAAGCAGCTTTTGCAAATACCTAGTGCATACTCTTCACGCAGTTGTCTGCGGTAAAGGTAAATACAGCGATATTATGAATATAATGTTTAAAGCTAATATGGTAAGAACCAATGTTGTAGTATTTGATTTGCCCCGAAATAACGGAAACAAGATTTCCTATTCTGCATTGGAGAGCATTAAAAATGGTCTCATAGTTAATACTAAATACGAAACAGGCAGTAAATTATTTAATTCGCCGCACATAATCGTCTTCTCTAATATGCCGCCTGTGACGGATGCTATGAGCACTGACAGATGGGTAGTTAGGTGTTTAGATTAATCATATTTTCATATAGTACACATACGTGTTCTATATGAAACATTCCATAGTAGGTTATGGACGGTTTCTAGGAGGGTGTTTTTACGAACAACAGTTTTAGTTATCCTCGCAAGCGACGATAACGAAAACTCTCGTCCGACAAACACGGCGACGGACAAGCTCGCAAAAACGGATAAACCGTTTTCGCTCACTCCACGTCGCAGTAAGATGCCCCAAGGGGCATCAACGTTTTCTAAAATACTTATTTGTATTAAACATCATAGAAATAGGGGGTGGCAACCATATTAAACGATACAGCACCCACAGGCAATACAATAGCAGAGCTCATTGCGGAGGCGGACTGTAACATAAAGAAAGGAAAATCCTCTGGATACGCTGCAACATCGGAACGATAATGCAATACTTTTCCCTTCCCAAAAGTCATAGTGTATGTATAAAACACATAACTTTCTGCTATACCCTCTGCATTAGTGGAGCCACTAATAAAATCAGTTGATACAGCACGTTTAAACTCTTTGCGGACAATACAATTATCCTTGTTCCAAGGAGTATTGTAGTCCCCGACAGACCCAGTATAGGCACTGTCACTTTCTAGCAGGATGTCATAATTAAGTGAAACACTAGTAGCAGCGGTGAGAGTACGAGCATCTAGAATATTACGCTGACGCATAACTGCATTACGAATAAGAATTCGGCTAGCGGCGGCACTACCCGTAGGTAAATTCATTTTGTAATAACCTCGGATGACAATCTTTTTCAAAGTAATTTCATTCCCAAGACGGTTATCCTCACCCGTGCCCTGCA